TGTGCTCTAAAACCTTTTTCTGGAGTGTCTACGCCTAATACACGAAGTTTTAGTTTAGTGCCTAATTCGCTTGGAAGTCCGGGAATTTCAAACTCTACAGTATCTCCATCTACCGCACGAATTACTTTATAATCATATGGACCTTCTGCCTTACATGCGACTGCTATGCCAAACGATCCAACCATAACCAAAAATGCTATTACTGATGATTTCATCGTATTCCCCTAGTGTTGATTAATCCATTCTTGAATTTCTGCTACTGTCTTTGCGCCATTTAGACGCCCAACTTCTTTTTCACATTGTAAAAGAATTAGTGTAGGAACTGCTCGTACTCCATATTGACGGGAGATTTCATATCCTTCATCAACATCTACGCTATCAATTGGAACTCCTAGATCTGAACCTTCAAGCATTTTATTTAAAGCTTTACAAGGTCCACACCAACTGGCACTAAACTTTATGACTTTTTTATCGTGCATATTCAACCCTCACACGCAATGCATGTATCGCCTTCTGTTAATTGCTTAAGATCAATTTCTTCAATGATTTGTCGTTGAATCTTCTTAGAAACTTTATCTGCTTTTCCGATCTTCTCTGAACGACAATAATAAAGAGTCTTTAAACCTTGCTTCCATGCAAGAAAGTGTACTGCATGTAAGTATTTGATATTAACATCAGGTCTAAAGAAAAGATTAAGTGACTGAGCTTGATCTATATATTCCTGTCGATCTGCTGCATGTTCTATGACCCAGCGTTGATCAATTTCCATTGATGTTTTAAACACATCTTTTTCCCAGTCAGTAAGTATCGCTAGATGCTGAACTGAACCATCATTCGCTATAATAGATGACCAAATATCTGCCATCTCTTGTTCATTATGATCGTGATTGCCTACCTTTTCCCATAATAGTTTATCAAGAAACTTATTCTTTACAAAACTAGATCCAGACAAAGTATCTTGACGATATGCATTTGCTCTGTATGGTTCTACTGAAGGAGAAGTGTTTCCCATAATAATAGAACTAGAAGCATTAGGAGCAATCGCCATCAAATGACTGAATCGTAGTCCAGTACCAAATGCATCAAGAGGAGATCCGCGAAATAGTCCAAGTTGCACGTTAGCAAGATTAAGTTTATCACGAATATGCTTAAAGATTTTCTTGTTTAATCCCACAGCCATTGCAGATTCCCAAGGAATCATTTTGCTTTGAAGAAGTGCGTGAAATCCCAGAGCACCAACCCCAATAGAACGCTCCATGCTAGCAGAAAACTTTGCTCGTGCGATAGAGTCTGGTGCATTATCAATAAAATACTGTAATACGTTATCAAGCATTTCAGCAATGTCTTTAAGAAATAACTCATTATCTTTCCAGTCATCATAATATTCCAAATTTACTGAAGACAAACAACATACTGCTGTACGATTCTTATCTGTTGCAAGAACAATTTCTGAGCATAGATTAGACTGTTTGATTGAAAGCCCAAGAGCTTTCTGCCAAGGTGGTAAATGCTTATTACTCGTATCAATAAAATGAAGATATGGTTCACCAGTAAGCATACGAGTTTCAAGAATCTTTTGCCAGAGTTCTTTAGCAGAAACTGTCTCGCGAAGTTCTTTACTGTGTGGATCTACAAGATTCCATGAATCATCTGCTTCAGGGTCTAACATGCACCTTTCGATGATATGCATAAAATCATCAGTGATATTAATGCCGTGATGTAAATTGAGAGTACGCAAGTTTGGATCACCAGTAGGCTTTCGCATTTCCAGAAAATTGATAATATCTGGATGATTAACGTCAAGGTAGGCAGCGTAACTCCCACGACGAGTCCTACCTTGTCGATAAGCGAGAGATGATGCGTCATACATCTTAAGGTGTGGCATGACTCCAGTGGACTTGTCACCAGCCGAGCGAATGCCAAAGCCAACTCCGACCCCACCTCCAAGCATCGAAAGCCAATTTGTTTCAGATAGGTTATCAACTAATCCCTCCGCAGTGTCTTCGATAAAATTTAAGAAACAGGAAATAGGTAGTCCACGAGCAGAACGACCAAAACTAAGAATAGGAGTAGAATAGCTGAGCCAATGTAAGCCAGCATAGTCATAAAGCCGTTGAGCATGAGCAGGATTAGATCCAAAAGTTTTTGAAACATGAGCAAACCTTTCTTGTGGTGATGATTCATTATCAAGCATATACGATTCTTTTAATCGCTTAACACCTAAGTCATCAAATAGATTATCACGAGAGTAATCAATGTCGATGCCCATGTAATTTGTTTTTGTTGTCATAGTTCTTCTCGTTATGTGTTAAAGGCCGATCCATTCACTTACTGGCGTCTTATTATATACAAATTCTGAAATAATTGGTACTACTTTAGATAGTTCTTGTGCGCATTGTTCTGCAATAATACGATGTTCTTTTTGTGTACCTGGATCTGTACGTACTTCAATGTAATGGATCCAAGATCTAATTGTTCCATTTACATACATTCTAGAAGTAGTTAGTCCTTCTGGAAGGACTGCACGTGCTTGTTCTTTTGCAATACCATGCATTACAGCAAACTCATAAGCATCTTTTGCTGCACGAATGACTGCTTGTTGCTTCTCAAGCCAAACATCATTTAACTCACGATCGTCTGTTTCAATACTGTTCTGACGATTCTGAGTGTCTTGAAGTCTTGCTTCACGATATTCAAACCCGAGATCCCGCGTTGGATCTGCATATCGCTGACTAAATTCTTGAAAAGAAAAAGAACGATGTCTTAGGATTTGTCGGGCAATATCGCGTGTGGTATTAATTTCAATACATGCATTTGCCATCTCAAAGGGAGACCAGTGCTTATGTTTTACGAGATATTTAATCAACCTATCAGAAGTAGAACTATTCTGCTGATTGCTTGGGTTTGATACACGAGCACAAAAAGCAATCATGTCTTGTAAATCATCATCAGCGTTGACTACACCGTTATCGATCATAAAGTCTATATCGCCACGAGTATAGCTCATGAGTTTAACGGGACGATTCACATATTTAGAAATTTCATCAATCATTAACACTTTCTCCACATTTGTAATTGTAATTTCGCTTCAATATCAGAATACGAATTCTTGTCTATGATGATTTTAAGTTCTTCTGCATCATGACCATTCAAAATCATCTCATTCACATCTTTACCAGTCACTCGATCTGGCCAAAAGCACACATTATAACCCAAAGCGATATACTTATCAATCTTCTTTACGGTCTGTGGAGATCTTGGTTCATTATCAAAAATGACAGTACATTTCTTCTTGTTCAGATCTAATGATCCGCTCAGATCTGAACCACACATAGCTATAGAATTTTCTATAAACATGGAGTCTATAGGACCTTCAAATACATAGATGTGCTTAGTAAAATCGACTGTATCGAGACCAAAGACTTTTGGTTTGTCTTCGTCTAAAAGTACAGTTATATATCTATTGCCGGTCTTACTAAAACTTCTTCCCTGACATCCATAGAAGTTCTTTTCACGATCTAAGAACGGAAGGATAAGTCTGGGTTCATCTTTTTCGATGTCAATAAATTTATCTGGTATAAATGTATTTACCCAACTCCTAAATTTAGGGCAGAAAAATATCTTATATTGAACATTACTTGGGATCTTTCGACTCATCACATATTTCTTAACAGGATGGTCCCAAGCAAGTGAAGATATTTTAGTCAGGTTTTTGAGAGGAGAATCAATCTTATACTTTGGTACTTCGATCTTGGTAATATCGGGCTTAGACAATGGCAAAGGATTATCAAGATTATTCTCGATAAACATATCTTTCATATATTCTTGATGGAGCACCACATCAAGAGACTTGAGGAAATTAGAGAAAGTCATCGAGGCAGAACAATTATGGCAATAAAAGCGATACTTGCCCTTCTTATTGAAGATCCATCCTCGTGCTTTGATCTTACTCCGCTGAGAATCACCACACACAGGGCAGCGAAAGTTAAACAGTTCACGATCCTTTTGTTTGAACTGCTCTAACCTAACAGAGACAAGATTGATGTATTTTTGATCTATCCAGAGAGACATCATATACTACTTTGATTAACCAACATAGTTGATTATATCATTAAAGTAATATTATGTAAATGCCTTTGTAACATAAGAGAGAATAAACCCTGCAACGGCAGCTCCACCAACGATGGTATACTTCCATTTTTCAAGACTAGAGATACGCACGGCTAATTGATCTAATTGTAATTTAGTTTCTAAGTGTTCTTTGTGATTTTCAATCTTTAATTCTTTGATCATGTCATAGATCTCAGAATTGACTTCGCTCTGTTGAGTGAGTTTATGATCATGAACTGCAAGTAGTTCTTTAATAGACGTAGAGACATCACACAGCTTTTCAATAGCTGAATCTAATTTACCTAAAAACACAGTAACCTGAGACACGTCTTTTTCAAGAAGTGCTATCTGAGTTTTGTAATCTTCTTCATTTTTGATCATCTGATTCAGGGTCTTCTTTAGGTTTTTCGTAGTACTGCTTATATGCAGCTATGACTGACTTTTGTTCACGAATGAATCTTAAAAGATTAGCGTTGTTTAGAGCTAAATTTTTGTAGCTTGTTTCATCTAAAGCTACTAAAAATACTAGACCATTTGGATCTTTGACAGTTTCAATCACATCATTATAATTCTTATCGGTGATGACGACCCATTGCATAGATTGCATCTTTACAGGTTGCGGCATGGGTACGTCGAGCTTAGGCTTCTCGATAGGCTTTGTGCGAACTACTAACTCTTTTTTAAGTGTCGCACAACCACTAAGGGCGAGCGAGCAGATCAGAACACTGATTATTCTTTTCATCTGGTAATATTGCATCCCCTGTGGCGATCTCGAAACATCGCATCACATCGTTAGTTGCTCTGTTAATTTTCTTTTCAAGCAATCCTGCCTTTTCACTTGCTATTAATTTAAAATCATGTGAAGCAATCTTAGTTTGCAACTTCTCTACATCTTTTTTAGCAGACTCAACTTCTTTCATCATATCCTCGCGAATTGCTGCTTGATCTCGAATAGATTGCTCCATAGCCTCTATCGCTTCTTTCTGTTGATCAACAGCTTGCGTAAGCGTAGCAGTTTGCTGATTCAATGCAG